CATTTCCCACCATGTCAGCGGGCGGCCCGGCGATTTCGGCAGTCTGCGGCGCATCGCTTCGCCGCTTTGCTCGCCGTTCTTGCGAACGTCCTCCATCACTTTATTGAAGTCGCCGAGCGCGCCGCTCGCCGCCAGCGTGCCCTTTGCCATGAGGTCGAGTTGCGTCGCCAGCGTGTCGAGGTCTTTCGCGTCTTTTTGAATGATGGCGTCGACCGCGTTGCCGGATTTCCATAGCGCGTCGTTGTAGCGTTCCACGCGTTCGAGCGTGTCCTTGTCGGGCGGCGGGTTCGTCTTGCGATACTCTTGCAGTAGCTTTTCGCGCTGCGCGCCGGTCGCGGTGGCAAGCCCTTCCGGCCCGCCGACGATACCCAGGAATCGCCGCCGCTCGAACGGATCCTTGATGCGGTCGAGCTCTTTGATGATCAGCTCTAGAGCTTGCGCGTTGTCCTTTGCCCCGCGCAGTTGATTGGCGAAATTCGGCAAGCCGCTGCGCGCGAGCTCTTGGAAAATAGGACCGCCGCGCCGAACGTCGTGCATCGCGTCGGCGATCCCGCGCATCCCGGCGCGCATCTCGCCCGCCGTCACGCCAAAGCGGCGATAGACCGCCTCAAGCTCGCGCATCCGGTTGGCCGAGATCCCGGTTTCGTGACTCAAGCGTTGCAGCGTTTCGGTGTTGTCGGCGAACTTGTGCAACGCCGACGCCAGCGTGCCGACGGCGGCGGCGAGCGAGGTGAACCCGGCGAGCGAGCCCGAGAGCGCGGGGGTGAGCATCTTGAACGCGCCCGCGACGCCGTTCACGCTGTCGCGCATCCCGTCGAACGCTTTTTTGCCCTTGCTGCCGCTGTCGCTCGTCTTGTCGTCGATCTTGGCGAGCTCGCGCACCAAATTGTCGAGCGGCTTGGAAAACTTGTCGACGACCTCAAGGGTTATTTTTACGACTTCATCTTGCTCGGTCGCCATCGCGCGTTATCTCCGCATTTCCTCAACGACGTCGGTTGCCCGTTCCATGAGCCGCCAGAGCTCCGACATTTGCAGGTCGAGGAATTGCGTCGGGCTGCATTGGAACGTGACCGCGAGCCGACAACAGTCGCCGACGAGATCGACCTCTACGCCTTGCCGGGCCACGGCATAAAAAAAGGGGTGATGCCCCACGCGCAGGTAATCCAGTCGCGGGGCGCGAGCGCGAGGATCGACGACGGCGGCACGTTGCCGAGCAACGAGAGCATGGCGTTCATGCGCCGCTCGTCGTGCACGACTTTCGGCGGATCCGAGATCGGATCGAAGATCACCGGGTTGCCGACGTTCAACAGGTCGCGCCCGGTCGGTTCGCGGAACACGAGCTTGGTGATCTGCTGGCCGTGCGCCTCGATAGGTTTCGAGAGCTCGATGCTGTAGCCGGGGATCGGCGGCGGCGGTTCCTCGGGCAGCGGCGGCGCGCTGGCGGCGCGCGCATTGAGATCGGTCACGCTCATGCGTTGCCTTTCTAGGCGGCGGCGGCGACGAGCTCGTCGCAGCTCATGCCCTCAAACCGCACATGGAATTGACCGTCGCGCGTGTTGACGGTCGAGCGTTCGGCGCGCCACGCGTTGCGCAAGACGAACACGCTGCCGTTCGCCATTTCGACGGTGATCGTCGAATCGGTCACGGCGTCGATGGCCTCGACCGACGTCCCCTCAAGCGTCGAGACGTCGCCCGCGACGTAGGGCACGACCGGCAATTCGGAATAGCCGTGCACCGCGTCTTGCCCGGCGATGCCGGTGCGCTCGAAACGTGACGGCATGACCTCAAGATTGCCGCGTACGGCGAGTTGCCGCCCGTCGACGCTCCAATAGGCAACGCCCGCAAATCTGTTCGACATGGTTTGACTCCGTTAGTTAGGCGGCACAATCAGGCGGCCAGCGCGAGTGGGTACTGCAAGCGGAATTGCGCGAGCACGGCGAACATCCTGAGCTGATTGATGACGTCGGGCGGGTAGAGGACGTTGACGCGGTTCGGATCGGTGTCGTCGCGCTCGACGATAAGATTCGCCTTGAACGCGTCGCCGTTCTCGACGAGGCCGTCGTATTCGTTCTGCCGGTACTCGGCGACGAGCTCGGCGCGGATAATGTTCGGCGTGACGATGGCTTGCCCGGGGCCGAACCGCGTGCCGTTGTCGGCGAGTTTCGAGCGCGGGTATTTGTTGGTGATGTTCTGCCGCATACGCCGGAACAGCTCGGCCAGCGTCGCCAGCGTCGTCATCAGCTCGTAGGCGTTGTCGGCTTGGCCGAGCGTGTTCTTTTGATAGGTCGTTTGCTCGCGGCCGATGGCGACGAGCTCGGCGGCGTTGACCATCTGCACGGCGAGGCCGACGCCCGCGAGCCCGTTGAGTTGCGTTTTGTTAAAGCGCAAATGTTTCGGGGCCGGTGTGATGCCGTCGAACGTCAGGGTCTGCAATGGCCGCGCCGGGTCGATGGACAACGCCCCCGCCGCGCGCGCGGTATAAGCGCCGATCCACTCGTACAGCGGCGACGGCGAATCCGGCTCGACCGCCATGAGCGAGACGACGCCGCTGTTGTTGGTCGGGCCGTAGGTGAACAGGTTGGCGTAGGTGTCGCGCTTGGCCGAGATCACATGGCCGTAGATCTCGCGCAGCCAGCCCCACCGGCCGGAATCGGAGAATCCATATTCGGTTTCCCACGCCAGCAACGAACCGCTGTCGTTGAAGCCGAGGCCGACGTATTCGTACGGCTCGTCGCCGAGGTTGGCGATGGCCGTCGTCCATACCGGCACGCCGACGCCGCTCGCCAGCACGCCGCCGACAGGCAGCGTGAGCGCCAGCCCGGCCGGGAGCATTTCGCCGCCGTTCGGCCCGAGCACGTTGATCGCGACGTTGATATCGTTGGCGCTGATGCCCTTCCATTTCGAGGTGAGCGTCGCCGTTCCAGCCGCCGCCGTCGCCGTGACCGGCAGACTTGGCATCGCCGCTATTGCTGCGACGATGTTTGTTGCGGTCAGCGTCGGCGTATCGCCAGCAGCGACGGGCACCGACACCTTTTGCCCGGCGACATAGAGCGCGAGCTCGCCCGCTTGCGTCGCCCCGGCGGTGATAACGACGTCGCCATGTGCCACAACGCCAGCGGCCGCCTCGGCCATCGGCAGCAAGAGGACCGGCGTCGACTTGTTGAGCGCGAAAAACTGCGCGTACATGCGCGCGAGCGGCGAGCCCGCCCCGGCGAGATTGTTCGCGTCGGACACCGAGCCGCACGCTATCGGCACGTCGGGCGGCGCGATGCCGCTGGCGAGCTTGTAGTCGACGAGCAACGCGTATTTTTGCGACGTCGGCGTGCCCGCTTGCGAGGGGTCGACCTCGATGTAAACGAGCGGCAGTTTCCAGCCCTGCGGGATGGAATTAAACGAGATAGGCATGATCGACTCCCTGTTACGAGAAAAGAAAAAGGGCCCTTAGCGGGGCCCTCGGGGTTTTGTTTTTTGCTCGTTGCCGGGATCTGGCGGCGAGCGTTGCGGGTCGCCGCTTCCCTCGGGCGGCACCTCAACAATGTCGCCGTCGCGGATCAGCCGGAACGTGTATTGATCGGCGGTCCACATAGAGCCCTCGGGCCGGATCGCGCCGTCAATCGGATGCGGCGGCACGCTTTCGCGGTTTGGCATTACTTTGATTTTTGCCATTGCTTCCTCGCTTGGTGTTGATCTCGCCGGTCTGCATGTTCCACTCCATCGCGACGATGGGCGCGTCGGGGTTCTGGATCGGACGCGCGTCGACGTGCAGCACGTTGAAGTCGTCGACAATGGTCGGCTTGAATATCGCGGTGCCGAGATCGGCGGTCATGTCGAACTGCAATTCGAGGACCGGCGTCTCGTTGTCGAGCGCGACCGAGCCGTACACGTTCATGCGCTCGCCGCGCGTGATCCCCTGCAACAATTTGCGATTGAATCCGGTGAGCGTCGTGTCGCACAACAGGCCGTTGGTGATGGCGTCGAACGCCTCATCGAGCGTCGCCTCGCCGTCCTCGTTCTCGTTATCGACGATCATCACCGAAAAGCCGTAGCGCGCACTATCGCGCAAGCGGATATCGCCCGCGTTCGGGTCGCCTTCCGGCAGCAACAGCTCGTTGATCATATACACGCCGACGTGCGGCAGATCCTGCGTCTGCACGCGCAGCATCTTGTTTTTCGAGAACGTGAACCCGGCAAAGAACGGCATGGCGACAACGCGGGTATAGATCGCGTCGCGCACGACGTAGGCCGGGGTTTGCGTCATGGCTGAGTCATGGCCGCTTGATCACGCGCAGCGCCGGTTTCGCTGCCATGAGCTTGCGCAGCGTCAGCGTGGTTTCGCCGCCGCCGTTGCGCACGCTGTCGATCACCTCCCAATTGCCCGCGTCGGGCAGCCCGCCGTCGGCCGGGATCGCGACTTGATCGCCTTGGATCGGCAGCACCGCGAGCTCGACGTCGCGCACGTCGAGGATGGTGCGTTGCTCGGAGAGGATCGAGCCGTCGAGCGCCACGACGTCAATCGGCACGGTGTCGAAGATGCCGCGCGACGCGTAGCTCGGCTGCCCGGCTTGGCTGGCGACCGGCGTAATCGTGATCGCGCGCGCGAACATATCGAAATTCGGCAGATACACGAGATCGGAAAAGTTGACCGGCATTTATTTCGTCCTGATCCGCACCGCGCGGTAGCCGCTCGGCGCGACCACGCGCTGCCCCTTTTTGCGCAGACGCTTGATCGTTGCGCCGCGCTGCGGTGTTTTTTGGCCTTTGTGCTTGAGCGTCTTGTGCAGCCATACTTTCATGTAGCCGCGCGCTTTTTTCATTGTCGGCTGCAACAGGTAGCCGGGATCGGTCGCGCGCAGCGAGCGGATCTGGCAGCGGCATTTCGGATGATGCGGCAGCATCCGTTTCGCGTCGCCGTAGCGATACGGATTGTGCTGCGCCATGTCGATGCAGAACTTGCAGACCGCGCCGTCCTCGGCCGTCACGATCTTGACGAGATCGTTGTCGCTGTAGCGTTTTTTCCACGCGTAGCGCACGTTCTTGAACACGACGACCTCGGTCGGATGGACTCCGGTGATATCCTTTTGCAACGCCTCGGTGATGAATTGCTTGATCTGGCGCGGCCCGGGATCCATCGTCACTTGCAGCATGTGTGTTCAAGCCTCGTAGCGCGTGAAATGCGTCAACAGGTCGTGCGTCGCGCGCTGCGCGGGCGTGCCGCCGGTCGTGCCGCCAACCGCGCGCGCCAGCAAATTCGGATCGAAATAAATGATGCGGCTTTCTTTGTGGCCGAGCATTCGCACGCTGGCGTCGCCGCGCACGGTTGCGTAATACGCCTCGCGCATGAGCATCACGGCGGCTTGCTTGAGCGCGGGCGGGGCCTCGTCGGGCAGATTATAGCCGCCCGAGTATTCGATGATGGTTTGCTCGGCGAACGTGCCGCTCGGCATTGTCAGCTTGCCCCACAACGAGTCGAGCAACAGCCCGTTCGGATAGGCGAGCGTCGCGCTGCCGCTGGTGATCGACGTGATCCCGGTATCGTCTTGCGGCACCGGAAAGCGCGCGAGGTAGAGACGGTTCGCGTCGTCGCTCGACAATTCGGTGAACGTCTCGACCACCGTCTCGTAACCGAACACGCGGTTGTTGCAGTAGGCGGCGATCTCGCCCGAGACGCGGGTGATGATCCCTGCGAGCAACGGATCAGAAACCGTCGACGTGATGTTGAGCGCGATCTTGAGCTCGTCGAGCGAGAGCAAGTCGTTGGTCGTGGCCGGGGTGACGACGACGACGTTGCGCTGCATGTTACGCCGTCTCGGCTTGGAATTGCTGGAACAGCGCGCGCAGCGCAATCGGCGCGCCGCGTGTGCCGTCGCTCAACAGCGGCACCGCCTCGTAGCTCGCGGTGCGGATATCCCACTCGACGATGGTCGGGCCTTGCGGCCCGGGCTCGCCGCGTTGCCCGCGCTCGCCGCGTTCGCCTTTCTCGCCGCGCTTTGCGCTCGGCCCGGCCTTCCAGCCGGGGCCGGGACACGGCCCGGGATCATCTTGGCGCGCGACGAACCACGTCGCATTGAGCGTTACGACGTCGCATTGCTCATATCGCTCGGCGGCGTCGTAGGTGTCGCGGATTCGGAATGATCGGCCGTCGCTTCCGCGTTCGCCGGGATCTCCGCGTTCGCCGTCTTTTCCGGCTGCGCCGTCGCTGCCGTTCTTGCCGTCTTGGCCCGGCGCGCCCGGCTCGCCTTTTTCGCCCGTAATTGATTCGCCTTTGTCGCCCGGCGGACCTTGTTCGCCGCGCTCACCTTTCTCGCCATCGCGCAGCGACGCCAGCCGCTCGCGGACGCATTGCTCCAACTGGATCAGACGCAATTCATGCTCGACCAGTTTTTTGCCGAGCAACAGGTCGCGCTCGCGCTCGGCTTGCCCCGCCGCTGCCGCGATTTCCTCGGCGACGATTTCAGCCAGCGAGGCGATTGATTCGGTGTGCTTGTCTAACCTGTCGACGGATTCGATTGCGTTCGGCATCGGTCAAACCTTTTTTCTCGGGCGGCGACGGCGGCGGCGGTGCTGGCGACGGCGGGGCCGCGCCGGGCGCGGGTGCTGCCGGGATCTTCGACGCCGCCGATAGCGGCACGACCTGTTGCTGCACGCGCGGCTCGTCGCCGAACGGCACGCTTTTCAAGCCCTCAAGCTCGCGCGCCTCGTTCGGCGCATAGATGCCGCCGATCACGCCGCGCGCCAGCGCGTCGATGCGATCCTTCATCGCCGAGCGCAACAGCGCCGCCGTGTCGAACTCGACATACTCGTCGGGCTGCCCGTCGAGATCGAACAACAGGCCGAACGCTTCCTCGATATGGTTCAGACAAAAGCCGAGCCCCGAGGCGATCCACGATTGCATGAGGATCTCGGTCGAGGCGACCGGCGCGGTCGAGAGCCCCAGGATTTGCAACGGGATGCGAAACGCCAGCGCGATATTTTCGTTGCTGATCTTGAGGATCTCGGCGGTCGCCGCGTCCTTGCCGCCGACGGCCCACGGCATGACCTTGAGCCCGGCAGTGAGGATCGGCGTCTTGCCTTGGTTCATGCCGCGCGCTTGCTCGTTCCAGCGGTCGCGCAGCGCGGCGACCTGATCCTTGTCGAGCACGAGATCGGTCGAGAGCACGGCCGAGGGCCGCGCCTCGTTCCTGTAAAACGAGGTCTGTTGCTGCGCGATGGAGCTGACGACGCCGACGTCGAAATACGTCGCGACCAGCGGCGACAGGCCGACCAGCGGCACCGGAAACCGCGTGCGCTCGGTGTGCAGCCGGATATGCAGCACGTCGCGCATCGGCACCACGAGTTGTTCGCGCGAGTCGAGCCGCATCGCGATCACGTCGTTGCCGCCGAGCGTGTAAAAGATCTCGCCGTTATAGGCGACGCGCGGATAACTGATATCGGCGTTCATCAAATGCAGCTCGTCGATCTCGAACCGCGAGTTGCGCAGCGCCAGCGCGTAGGCGTTGCCGGTCAAATAGAGCTGCCGCGTGACGTTGAGCAAAAAGTCGGAAATGCTTTGATAATCGTTCGGGCGGCGCAGCACGCGCGAAAGCGCCGAGTTGATGACGCGCTCGCGGCCGCCGTTGTCGTTGAGCCGCCATTGCGAGCCCGGGCACATGGCGACGGTCTGCGCGTAGGCCGAGACGCACGCCTCGACCATTGCCGAGGTCGATCCCGATATCGGCGTGTAGCCGAGCTGCCACCAATTATCGGGAACGCCATCGGGCAGCCAGCCGCCCGTTACGGGCAGGTAGTAGGGGCCCGGGCGATAATCGCCTTCGGCTTTGCCGACGATCCCGCCCGCGACCCTTGTCAGGAATCCGCGTACGCTCACGTTGCCGTTTGCCGCGTGGTGTAGCCGGGTTTGGTCTTGTTCGCCTCGACTTGCTTTGTCGTATGGCCGAGCGCGTCCGGTGCGGGCGTGTTCGGATCCGGCCCGCTGCCGTCGTCCTCATGCTCGGCGACGTGCACGCCCGAGGCCGCGAGATCGTTTTCCTCTTGCGTCGGCGTCGGCTTGATATCGCCCGCCGCCTTGGCCGCCTTGCCGCTGCGGTCCTCGCGCGCCTTGCGCTCGTCGGCGAGTTTCTTTTTCGTCTCGTCAGCGCGTTTCTTTTCCGCCTCGGTCTGCGCCTTGGCGGCATGGTCTGCGGTGGTGTCGGTCATTGGCTTGCCTTTCATGTTTCGGGAAACAACGAGTCCCCATCAAATCGCGTGCATTGATGGGGACTCCGCGATTACCAAGTAACGCCCGCCATCCACGCCACG